AGTCCGGAAATTAACGCCGTCCACTCTAAAGCTTAATGAATGTGTAGTTGTACCAGTTCTTGAAGGGTACCAAGTTTGAAGCATTCTTACAGTTGCGCTACTTAGTGCGGCGGTAGCACTTACAGCGGGCGAGATAGTCACATCATTTGACACGTTGTTATCTGTTACCGCGCTATATTCTGCGCGCCCTTGATACTCAACACCGACTAAGTTGCCAATCGCGTAATTAGTACTTGTAGTTGTTGGTGTAAATGTATTCGCATCGCTCGCCGCGCTCGCTGTATCAGTGGTAACGCTATGCTTTGCAGTTAAGAAACCACCGCCGAGAAGTTGACCGAGATAGTTTGAATCATAGTTAGCAACGCCCGCGCCAACAGTTGTCAAGTCGAGTCGCAATTCGACTGAACCGGTGCGGCGCTGAACTCTTGAACCGCTCGCCCATACTGTATCCGGCTCAGGCGGCATACCATAGGGGCCGTCTCTGGTATCGCTTCGCTCGCTCGCGATTACATCGCCATAAATTACGACCGGGTCACGCTCAACCGGCATCGATGTATAGCTTAAAGTTTGGTCGGGTAATCCAGTGGTAGAGTCAAGTGATCCAAAGGACGACTCGACAACAACACCGATTGATCTATGAGTAACAGCCATCAAGCCACCTCCAAGTAAAGCAAGTCAAAAGGCAGAATTAAGAACAGCGCGACAACCGCGCCGGCTTCGTCTGGTATGCCTTCAATTCTAGGTTGTCCGGGTATTAATGAAACAATACCACTAGTAACAAGGTTATAATACGGCCCTTTTAATTTATCGATTAAAAGCGCTGCGTCTTCATTGATGAGCCGTTGAAGAAATCCGCGCTCTTGGGGTATGTCGTAGCGTACCCTAAGATTCACACTGCATCGCTTACGACCACTTAGCCCCGCTTGTCCGTCATCCTCTGCGAGCGTCTCAAGCTCATAGTCAAAATATCGCGTAGAGTGCGGGCGCATCTCCAAAGGAGGAACCAAGCCCGAAGCCGGATCATGGTTTACAAATCCATGATGCGTATCAGTTTTAGGCGTCAAGCTTTGAATCATGCTTGTAAGCTGTTCAAGAGATGCAAATATACCCTGACTCATCGCTTACCCTTTTTTAACTTTTGCGCGATCTCTTTTGAAATGACCTCAGTCATTTGCTCAACCTCTGGTTGACTTCATCCAATGACTCGACGCTTTGCGTTTACATGATAGCCGTATGATTGAACCGGCGAGCCAAGGCCAAGAATAAAGCTAGTCTTTGTTACTTTTAACGGTATGAAGTTAGCCATAAGCGCGCCGCTTAAAACTAAATCAACGTCACTTGTCATCTCTTCAGCGGGTCTCTTTGATCGCTTCCTTGACTTGTCTTTATATTGTTTATAGCCGCCCTCATAATATGCGCTTTTACCTGTGCGACTTTTGCGGGTGTATCCCTTTGGCTTCAACCTTGCGCCTTTAAACGAAACATAAAGCGGCTTTGTTGAATACTCTGTAAAAGGTTTACCGTCTGCGTCTTTGCCTTGCATTGTTCGCCGTTTAATACTCGCCAAAGTATTCAAGGCCAATCGCTTTGTATCGCGCTCGGTCCAAAGGTTTGATGGTAGATTGAACTTAACTCGATTAGGCATCTTTAATGCCTCATCGCGCGTGATGGTACAAAAGTCAGATCATAAGCGCTTTTTGTGATTGGGTTTGACCCTCTCACATCAGTGGCGCGCCCGCCGGCTTCTCTCAGGTTCTCCTCGCCCTCATCAAGTACGCCGTCACCGTCAAGATCAAGGGCAACACTACGAAGACCCAACAATAAAAGATCCTCGCCGCGTGTTCTTAAATCACTGGCTTGATCGAACTGATTATTAAGTTCATAGACGCGAGCCGCCGCATAATATGAATGAGCTTGTAAGAACTGCTCAGGATTCCATACTTCATCTTCTGTACAGTTCGAAGGGATCACATGATCTCTGACAATTAAAACCACTTCGTCGAGCGCGGCTTTAATTTGTGGGTCAAGGTCGCTCTGTCGGCGCGGGATCATATCCGCTAGCTGTGGAAAGGTTGCCGTTAATTGATCGTGATCAAGGCCAGTTGTGAAGATGCGAGGGGTAACTTTAAGTAATCCCTTTTCACTTCTTAAGATGGTTTCCGCTCCAAGATCGGCGGTATAGTTCACAATATAGGGGTAGCTTTTGCTTGTACCAGTAACTGAGCTAGTGAGCGTAATCGACCATAAAGCGAACTCAAGACTAGACGCCGTTGAGAGATCAATCTCTCTCGGTAATGGTTCCGCGAGTATTGCAGTAGTTCCCACTATCCGAGAAACTAGAACGCTTATAATTCCGTCTCCATCAGTCTTTAAAAAAGCGCGCTCTTGATCCTGCTCAAGGCTCGCCGCGCTCGTTGATAGCGTCAATGTTCGTCGATCTGCGGCGATTGCTGTTACACTCACCGCCGCTCTATTCTGACTTAGTGAACTTGTAACGCCGTTGATCAATATCGTAGGTGTTCCAGAGATAGGCGCGGGCGCGTACCATTGAAAAAGATAATCGAGGTTTGTGATTGCTTTTCTCATCTGGCCGCCTTGTTTGCCGCGTTAATGTCTGAATCTTTCGCAAGTTCTAAGTCTGCAACTTCAATAAATGCCTCGCTTACCGGCGCCCAGCTATGGCGACAGTTATAACCGCCGCCGCTTATCTTCACGCTTAAACCTTGACCGTTATTTAGTTTTCTCATCTGCTTTGATGTAACAACTAAATCAACCAACTCCTCACAGAAGCCGCGCGTTATTCCATCGCGAGGACCAACATATAAAAAGTGATCAAGCCCGGCTTCTTCAGCGGCTTGCGCTGTTAATGATCGTCCCCATTGACTGACAGCGGTTCGCGCTTCTGTGAGTGCTCGACCTTCAGCGGCTTGGAATCTTTGAAATAATAAATCAGCGGTTTGACTGATAGATACATCCGCATCAATCGCCGTCAATGTCGAGCGTATACGTTGAGAAAGATCTGGAAGTATAACATCATCAAAGACAGCGCCGACAAGTTGAGCGTTTAAACGCTCGCGATCGAGCGCTAATGTCGCCGGGTCAAGGTCAAGACCCTCTAAAGATAATTGCTTTAGAGTGAGATCATAAACCGTATTCGTAGTATCAAGAAAGCCGTCAACGACTTCACCTATACCACCATTTAAAATATAATTAATAAGCTCGTCGCGGCTCATTAATAACCAGTTATCCGCAGGTATACCCGCGTCAAGGTCGCGCTTGATCTGGTTTCTAAGTGTTTTTCGCGCCTGAGAAAGACCCTTTTTAAGAGCTTTTTCAACCGCAACTTGTGCTTCAAGTTGTTCCACTTGTGCAAGTGTGATTTGTGCGAGTAGCGGCGGCTCATTCTCCGCTTGACGCCTTAGCTCTTCAATAGCTTGTACGTCAGCATCTCGCTTTTCTGCGAGTAGGTTAACGAGTCCGCAACTACGACACAGCATCAAGAGACCCTTATGTTAAGCAGTCAGTAACGACAAAGCCGAAGTTTGAATCAATCTTCTTGAAGGTCTCGATTTCTTCACTCCAAACGTAGCGGCGGGTCTTTTGCTCGTTGTCATAAGCGCCCGCTTGCATCGCTCCATAGCGGAAGTTGATCGCCGCCATCGGCCCCATCTTAACGCCGTTTCGGTTTACGAGTGCATCGCCGCCGCGAAGGATACCCATGAACACTTGCTCTGTATTCCAGATCTGAGACTCTGAAGAAGTAGCGCCCGCGGGTGCTGTGTCGTTGATCGCGTTTGCAACGTAAACATTAGGGATTCCAAGCACTGAACGAAGAACCTCAAGTACTGCCTCATTGCTAAGGATCAGTTGACCACTTGCGAGACCGTTGCTTGTTGATCCTACATATCCGCGAATCTCAGGATTACGCGCTAAAGTACGGAATACACCGCGACCCAAAATAAGAGAATCCGCAGACATGCCGCCTGAGTTATCAAAGACAGTGTCTTTAAGGGCGTGTAGATCAGTCAATGGATTAGCGCCGGCGGCGTCCCACTTGGTCCCGGTCTGAAGAGCTGTACAAGCCGCTGTTTGAAACTCTGTAGAGTCA